CCATACCTATTTGGTGAAGCTCCTCCATAACGGTATTAAACTGTGCTGTTTGCTCAGCAAGTGCTTCAATCTCTTCGGCTGATTTTGTAGCTCCGGGCAACAAATTTTCTCGTCCCCGAAGAACCAAAGCCAACTCGTTAGCGTCGTTAAGCCCCATTGCCTCTGCCAATGCCTTGCGCTGGAACTTGGACATTGTATCAAAGCTTAGGCCGGCAGCATCCACAGACTCTTTGAGCATTCGCATTCTTTCTGCCGGATCTTCCTCCATAACCATATCCATTGTGTTGAGGAAAGGCCCACCCAGCATGGCATTTAGTTTTCCAACTGATTGGGCTGCTCCTTCAAATGTGTCAAAATTAGAGGTAATTTGATAAAGCCGTCCCATATCAATGCCGGTTGCCTTGGCTTCTCTCTGGAGGTTTTTAAACGCCTGGACGCCGCGTGTGCCAAGTTCATTGATCATCGGCGCCATGCGATTAAAGTCTGCTGCAACCTGACTAGTCGCAAGGCCTAGTTCTTGTGCAAAGGTCTTTAGGTCTCTAACAAGATATTCTGCCTGTGTAACCGACATTCCCAAGCCTTTTGTGGCCAATTGAATATTGGCGGCGGTATCTTTGGAGGAAATTCCGAGTTCATTCAAAATGGAGGTTGTCTCAGAAAGAGCCATTTGCTCTTTTTCGGTCATCAATGTGAAATCGGAAACATTTGTAAACAAATCCTGATATGCTTGGCCAGCTTCTGCTGCGGTCACTCCAGAGAAGCGCAGATTAATGTTTGTCGCCCTTATTTGAGCACCAAATTCACCCGATGCGCCGGTGGCCTTATTAAATTGAACAACGGCGGCGTCTTGCTCATAGGCCATAGCCATTGTTGCTTCAACCACCTTGTCTATTGAGGAGGTCAAGATGTTTATAGGAATGAGAGTTTTGCTTACGCTGCCCTTGAGTTTACCAAAGAATTGGCTTGGGTTGCTCGTCATTCTACCCAATATGCTTGTAGGCTTCTCCCCAACCCCTGTAAGTCTTTCGACCAAGTTGTCGGTGTAGCTCTGCATATCGCGGGAGGCGGCTAGCCTCTTGTTTTCTAGATCGAGCAGCTTCTGTTGGGCGGCGATCTCTTTGTTTAAGGACGCAACTTGACTTTCGTGAAACTTAACTTGCTCTTCCGTTAATTTAGCCTTTTCTTCTTCACTGGAAAGAAGCTCCTGAGACAGGAGGGCCAACCCCTTCAGTTGTTCAACTTCGAGCTGCAAGGCGGACGCTTTCTTAGAATCAATTGTATCTTCAAGATCCATTCTCTCACGAATGGACTTTGCCTGCTCTTTTTGCAACTCAAGGATCTTCGCCTCAAGATCGAGGCGAGCTTTTGATTCGGCTTCAGATTGGCCTATTTTTTCGTCTTCAATAGCCATTAATTAATCCCTACTTAAAAGGCCATTTCAGGCCAGTCTCCCTCTCGAAGCTCTTCGTTGCAGCGTCGAGAGCAGCCTTGTTCTTATAGGTGGTCGCGTGATTTAAACCATATCTCTTAGCTGACTCGATGTATTTCTTCTCTCCTGCGACGGCCCTTCCGAAAGCTTCGACCTCGCGCTGGTTTCCTGTGACTGAAACGGGGATATCAAATCCTCCAAACATTGCATTCAGGATATGTTTTATCCAAGCACCAAACATTCTTAAGAAGCTTTCATCTAGCTGCTGCTTTTTGAGTTCGTTCAGATCGACTTTGATTTCTGTTAAAGTGTTCACAGTTTTGGCCCTTCCTTCATAAAGGC